ATGTTTAACGTCTTTTTCTAGCATCAAAACTCTATCCTGTATTTGCATAACACTATTATACCAATTTTTCCGCACCTTGGAGAGCCCCAAGAACGATATCTTTAGCTGATTTACTTAGCTTTTTTTCCGGCTGCTTTTCTGCAACTTCGTATACTCGCTTTTCTCTGCCGACTTCTCGCCCGTCTTGAAGATGTACGACTAGCTCTGTTACAAGCTTTTTACCGTCAAGCTTTTCTTCTTTCAGTTTTGTTTTGATTTCCTTTTTCATGCCTGCACCTCTTGTTCTTGTACCTCTTCTTGTGCATCTTCGATTGGCTTTAGACTTTCTAACTCTTGCTTAGCAAGTGCAAGCTCATCTTCGACTAGCTTTTTAGCTTCTACAAGTAAATCGTAATTCTCTATAGTTTTTTGATGCTCTTCTTGTGCTTTCTGGAGTTCTGCGTCTTTTGCTTGAAGCTCTGCGTCCTTGTCGCTAACTTGCTTTTCAAGATCTGCTTTCTGTGTTTCTAGCTTTGCTTTCTCTTCTCTCAAGCTGTTACGCTCGGCAACAACTTCAAGCTGTATACCCTCCAAGCGTTCCGCTAGTGGGCCGTCAAGTTGCTCATCAGCAGAAACTACACGTCTATGGTATTCCTGAGCAATCATTTGCTCATCTCTGTACACTTCTGTTGATTCCCTGACTTGCACGTCACCAGTATGTAAAAACTCGATTTTGTTAATGTATTGTTTTTCAGTTAATGCCATTATTTTTGCTCCTTAGCTAGTTTCGTAAGTCAAGCCGAAATATATATCTGATACTCCGCTTGTCAAATCTGAAACAGTCAAACCACTATTACTTAATCCGCTTTTATTTTCAATGATCGAAACATGACTAGCACTGCCCCCGATTTGAGCCACACAATAACCCGAAAAAGTAACCGAATCGAGCCGAACTGCTCCATATTTTGCAATTAGTCCGGCATTTTGAAACGGTAAGTTTCTAATCACTAAACTATTTGTAGAAGTCATCCCAGATGTGTTTATATTTAATGCGTAGCAATGCACTGTAACAATTCGCCCAACTTTGGTATAAGTTCCGCTAAAGCTACCTGACGCAGTATTTCCACCGCTCGACGCATCAGCTACAACTGGACCCCAAGTCCCTTCCTCATAATCGTCTAAAAGCTGACTAGTCACAGATCCAGAAGCGACACCAAAATCAATCCCTTTGCCTGCGGTGCCTATAACTAGGTTGCCTGTGGATACTTCGACGTTGCCGTCAGAATCAATAACCATTCTATTGACTGAATTAGTCGTCCCATTCGCAGTAGTTCTATTTGCATTACCTAATTTAAGCGTTCCTCCGTCCGAGGAAATATATTGCATGGGCCTCGAAGCATCTGCAATTCCAGAATCGTCAAGCACTAAAACACCTTCCGTACTTCCTCGAACTACCGCACGTCCTCCTGTAACATCTAAACGATATCCTGTAGGAGGCGCATTCGTTCCGATGCCTACGTTGCCGGAGGAGTCAATCGTTAATCTGTTTGATCCTGCGCTCCAGAGCTGCATAGAATCATCTGAATGATTGTATCTGATATATCCTCTCTGAGATGCATCTGCATCTGCGAAATCGATTGCAGAAACATGACTTGAACTCGCTTTGATTGTACAAATCGTGTTTGATGTGGAATTCATCTCTAAAATTGAATTTGGCGAACTAGTTCCGATGCCGACGTTTCCGTTAGTTCTCAAGAAAAGTTGGTTACTTCTATTTGAAAAAGTCCCTAATGCTAAAGATTGTTCCGAACCTCCAGATGAATAGTTCGTATATATTTGTTGAGATGAGTTTCCATCAGCAGGTGATATACTTATTCCTTGATTCGTTAAATAGTTATACTGAGAACCTTTCACCTCTAATAAATTACTAGAACTGATACTAGAAGAATTTCCAATTAGAACAGCTCCGGAGGAGTTGATTGTTACCCTTTTTTGATTATTTGTCCAAAGAACTAAATCATTGTCATTTGCACCTACAAGGGGCGGTGTAGTTGTGCCGTCATCCTCAAAAGAAATATATGCATCTTCGTCGCTGCTGCTAAATTTTGCTACCAGATTGCCTGTGCTTGAATCAACGTGCAAAGGCGCATCGGGGTCAGTCTCTCCGATGCCGACTTTGCCGTCTGCGTCTATTCTTAACCTTTCTACAGCATCTGAAAAACTGCCGGAGCTTCCGTTGACTGTACCTATAGATATCTCACCGCCTCGAATAGTTGTTGGAAAGCTTGAATTAGTATTTACGTCTTTGACGTAAATATAAGCACCTAAATTTGTGTTCCCATCTCTCGTAACAAAATAAGATTCTAAACCTCCGGCGATGTATTCGTTTGCATCGGTTCTTGCTGTTCTGTAAGTTTGCTGAATAACTGGATTAGCGTCGAATATATTTAATTTCGCATCCGGCGCACTCGTCCCTATCCCTACATTACCACCGTTGTAAACCAAATCACCGGCAGTTGTTCCGCTCTCCCATTGACCTTCGTATAAGTCTACCGTCCAACCGTAAGTGCTTTGAAAGATACAGCGAATCAATGCGCCGGTGCTTTTGCTAACAACGTCAGAAGCTGCGCCGTTTATGTTCTGGCTGTTCCTACCGATCGTTAGGTTGTTAGTTCCAAAGCTGCGCTTTTGATCCATCAATAGCAGTTGATCGCCTGTGGATGGATTGAGCGGTAGAGTGACTGATACAGCTGCGCTTGACGTGTCGATCATATATAAAAAGTTTCGAGCTGCTGTGAAATTTGCATTTTTGAATTCAACAGTTGCGTCGAAAGTAGACGAATTAATAAAGCTGATAGCAGAATTCATTTCCGACACAAAAGTGTTTTTTATGTGATTAAAAAGTGCCGGTGCTTCGGTTTCAAAATTCGGGTCTGAAGTCGCCGGTACGGTTGGTAAATTGCTAATAGTTGGGACTGTCACGATTGATATCCTCCAATGCTCGAAATATTGAGCGAATAACCGAAGCGGTCTGGACGATTCCAAGTCACCGCTGGCTTGCGTTCAATTTTACCATAAAGTAATAGTTGTGAAATAAAACCATCTGTATTGCTTGGCTTTAACACAAATACTTTGTAGTCTGAATTGTTGTATTTCCATAAGTTTTCTAAACCGATTGCTTCTTGTCGAGAGCATGAAACACTTGCAGTAGCGTTAAAATTTACAGGTCTAATTACTTGATTAAGCGAACCGTTAGAGCTTTTACGGTATATCGAATTATCTTCTATATTTTTACTTGTGCCATACTGAGCAACGCCAAAACTGCGCCCGATTCCGGCAAACACAAGGCCTATGCTCGGATTGCCTGTGCTCTTTGTGATTTGTACTCGCATGGTTGCATCTGTCAAAATGTCAGTGAGCTGCAAATAATACTTGTCGATTAATATAGATTGACCAGTGAAGTAATCGGTGTAAGTCTTACAAAACGAAAAACTGATAGTTTGATTCACAACACAATCACTAGTGTTAAAGCGTACAATCTTCACCGCTTCACCTGCCGATTCTGTAACTAAACTAGTTTCGGCGATTGTTAGACTTGTGGCGGTAGGAGTACCGGAAACTGTAAAAAGTCCGTTATTCGCTGAATTTTGGAATCCATACACCGCTATTGTGTCGCCGTTTGAGAAGACTGAAAGGTCTACGCTACCCGAAGCCGAGAAAGTGCTCGGATTTGTTGCGCTTATCGTTGTGCCTGATTCTACTGGCACTGTGGAGTTATGATCGACGATTTGTAATATTCCTTGTTCTGCGGAAACATTGAAAAATGAAACAGTATCAATCGAACCGCAAGATATTAATATGTCAGAACTCGTTGAGCTGCTTTTTGCGATTTGCATCGGCTGTTTATTTATTGCGTTTTCTTTTGGGTAAACTGGGTCTTCATTGCTCATCGCAACAACAGAAACTAAATTATTTGTTTTAACTATCTGCATTTTCTAATCTCCAAAAGTTATGTTCTGCGCTATTCCTCGAATGGTTGTTTGACCGCTTGAAAAGTCCCAAGCTATTTCTTGGATGTGTAGATCTCCGCTAATCCAATCAGTAAATTGCACCCGTTGGCCTGGAAATATCGAACTGTCTATTCCTTCGCCGTCAATTGTGTAAACAATCTGAATTCTGTCCCAGTCTAAAAAAAGATCCTTCTTTTTTGTCAGTGCTGTTGTTATAGCACTTGCATTCAAATCAAATGCCTGTACTGTTTCAGTTGTGCCCACGTCGATACCGGTTGTAACTTCCGTTTTTGTCTCTAGATTCAAAACGCTTTGAGGGCTTGCAATTGCTATTCTCTGGATCCAGTTACTAGCAAAAGAAAATAAAACATCTTTTGTAAGATAGCTTACGCCCTCATCACGATTGATTGAATACTGATCGAGCGATTTACTACTTGAATATTGCTCTTTGTCGATCAAATACATTAATTTAGCTGCTCGATCAAATATAAATATGTGCTCGTGATATGCACAAATTCCCTTCAAAACATCGAGTATTTTTTGCTGAGTTACAAAACCATAATTAATCGCTGCGGTTGCGCTTGAGTGCTCTTTACTGAATCCATAGTAGCCTTGAAGCGTTACGGTGTTTCCTGCTGACTCATCTACAAGCGTACCGGTCACGACAACATAATATCCAGACGCATCGACTGAGCTGATTCTATAATAACCGTTATTCGACGTACTTCCAGATATCTCTATTCTTTGACCTGTGATATCGGTATCAGCTCCTGTAAAACCTAGAAATATCGGACTTGTGGAGCTTATACGCTTTGTTGATGCTGTGAAGCTTATCGTATTGTTGATAAGCTTTTGATCTCTGACTTGAACAAGCCCCGAAAGGGTTTCGGCTAAAGTCTCTAGCGTGTTGTATTCGCCTTGAATGTCTATCGAAATCTCATTAACTGGTGCTAGTCCTTGCAAAGTGAAATTAAAAGCAGTTGACTCGAAGTCGTCGTATGCCGGATCTGCTGCTCCGTGGTGTGACCAATCTGTATTATTTGTATTCGCTCCTGTTGGGCTCATTGTCGCTGTTCCGGCGTTGTTTGTTCTTGTGTAATGATAATCGCCGTAATTTATGTCCTGCGGATAGGTGTAACTAGTCGTGACATTTTCAAAAGCTCTATATTGTGCACCCTCATAAACTGCCGTTAAAGTTGTGCCTCCTGTGTAATATTCTAAATTATTGTCGTCTTGCAATAGGGGGCTAAAATTATTTAATGTACCTATAACCTTTGGCAGTACTCGCCCTTGAGTAAAAGAACTCGGGTTATTGATATCCTGCGCCGGATCAAGCCAATCAGAATCATAGATATCTGACTTGAGTTGAAAAACTATCGAAAGCTCGTCAAGATCTCGGATGATTCCCTTGACATTATCAAACAAAACAAAGCTGTCGAATTTAACGTAGAATTCAAATAGTTTTGTTTTATCGGACAAGTCGAAAATAGTCTGGCCGTCTTCGCCTAGTAAGCCTTTTCGCTTTAACGTTACTGTTCCATCGTTCAGCTTCACAAATCCGCTATCCTCTGTATAACTCACCTCACCGAAGTTTATAATTCCGCAAAAAAAGTACTGTGTGGTTCCTCTCTGGTCTTGATAATAACCGTCTGGATCAGAGAAGAATTCGATCTTTTGAATAGTTATTTCAAGTCCTGCTGATTGCGTTGTAAGTGCTGCGCCGTCTACCACTAAAGCAGATGATGAAACGGTTACAATCTTACGCTGCACGTCATTAGCTGCGTTTAGGCTGCCCTTAATTATGATCTTGTCGCCGACATTGAAGCCGGAAAAATCATTTGCACTTGTTGCAATTGAATTGCCGGAAAAGCTAACTGTGGAGCTAGTATAAAAGTCTTGTTTGCATTCTAAATGTATCATGCGCTTAAGCCTCTGTATCTCTGCAATTCTTCGCTGACTTTTCTAGCATTTAGGTAGACCGTTGGATCTCTTTGGTCTCTTAACTGCTCAAGTATTAGAGATAATAGCTCGATTGTTCGGGCTGTGTCGTAGCTCGGAGCCTCGGACATAGGTGCGCCGTATTTGCTACTTGCTCCTGTGCTGCTTAAGTAACTACGTACCGCCGGTGCGTCATCTTGTCTTATTACCATCTCGCCCCTGTGAAGCATTGCAGGCTGAACGGTTCCGTTAATGTTCCAGGCTCCCTGTGCGAATGGTCTAGATGTGATACCTAGTTGCTGAGTTTTACCACCGGCAAAATAATCATATATGTATCTGGTCGTTTCTGTCGTTCTCCTGCTGTCGTAAATATTAGAGCCTAAAGTATTAGATATCTCTTCGCCGAACTCATTTTTTGTTATTGTTCCAACGAGCGCACCAAAAGAATTATAAAAACTTTGTACTGTTCCGGCTGCCCTTTTTATATACGCCTCTTGCCCTCCTGCTGCTATTTTTATGTCACCATCTCCGGCAACAATAGATTGCAGTATTCCACCGGCTTGAGTAAGCCCTTGAAGTTTTCCATTTGTTTCTACGTATTGACCAAATGTTTCTATTTGTTCAAGTTCTAACTTCTTTTGTGTGTATTCGTCTTTTTCCTGATTTAACGCCACTTTTAATGCGTTAGAATCTGCTAGTATTTTACCGAAAATTTGCTCTGTATTACTTGCGATTGCTTGTAAGTTGGTATTTGCTACGGATATTGGATTCGTTGTCGATACAAGCGTATTGGATAAATCTGTCGTCTCTTTCTTAGTTTCTTTTGTAGCTGTAGAGTTTTCGTCTAGCTGAGTTTCTAAACTTGCGAGAGTTTCCGCAAAGGTTCCGGTTTTTGTTTTTGTTGTTGTGCTTGCTGTTCCTAGTCCATCTATTGAGCTGTTGAGCTTTCCATCGCCTGAAAGCGCACTTGTTGCACTGTCGCTTTTTGTCTTGAGTCCTGCTAGTGAACTGTTAAGGTTTCCATCGCCAGAAATTGAATCCTTAGCTCCTTCGCTGCTCGTTGTTAAATTCTTTGTGGCTTCATCCAGAAATGCAAAGCTTGTTTTCAACTTGTTTAAGTTGTCTTCAAAAGTTGTTGGGTCTGCTGCTGCCATTGCAGTTACTAAATTAGCTGCAAGGTCATCAAATTCTTTTTTGACATCGTTTTGCATTGACTCATAATTTGCATCATTGCCGAAAACTGTTTTGGCTTGCTCTAAGAATGTCTTACTAACATTACTGAATTGTGCAATGAGTTCTTGATCTGCTTTTGTGATCTCTGAGAAATCTATTTTGTCAATCGCTGCACTAGTTGCTTCAAACTGCTTTTTCAGTAAATCAAACTTTTCAACTGGTATAGCTCCGCTGATATCCCCAACTGTTAAATCGTTCAAATCAGCTAGAACAGAATCTAATATTCCACCGATTCCTTCTGCGCTGCTTTGCTGTTGGTTCAATGCCGATTGCTGCTGTGCTGCTATCTGTGTCTGAAGTCTGTCAACCGCTTGCACCTGTGCGAAATACTGCTCTGATAACTTGATGCGCTCCTCAAGCTGCCCCTCGTTTAGGCTTGCAAGCTCTACCGATAGATTGCGTAACTCTTGTTGAGCGTCTGCAAGCTTGATATCAAGTGAAACATCTTTAGTTATAAAATCAGTGATCTGCTCGGAAAGTCGCTCGTAACGTGTTAACAGGTTGCTCAAGTTTGAACTAGATTGAGTTGTCTGCTGTACACCTCCACCAAAACCGCCGAAGCTCATTGTTTGTGTTGGCTGTGTGGCTCTTGGTCTTGCTGCTTGCGTGACAATTGAAAAGCCTTGTGACTTAACATAATCTGACCAGTCGCTCCCGAAGCTTGAACCGGCAGGAAATCGGCTTGCTCTTTCTACTACTTCTGCTGCTTGCGCTTGTGCTTGTATTGCTTCTATTTGTGTTTTTGCTTGTCTTTCTATTGCTTGAGTTGTTCGGCCTGTTGCAATTTCCTGTTGCTTTTGCGCTTGTGTAACTTTCTTTATTGCTTCGGTTGCTTTGTCGTTCTCTGTGTTTAGATCTTTCGTTTTATCTGTTAGATCTTTCGTTTTCTTGGTTTGGTCGCCTACTGCTTTGGTTTGATCGTCTACAACATCTCTGTTGTGATCTATTGCTTTAGTTTGTTCTTCTGTTGTTTTTTTCTGGAGTCTTGCTGCTTTATCTAGATCCAAATAACCCTTGTCGAGTCGTTTTATTGCTGCTGTTGTCCTGTCTGCAAAACCGCTGATATCTTCGCCTAAAGTTCTAAGACTGTTTTTTGCGCTATCGGTTGCGTCCTCGATTCCTCCACGCAAAGCAGTAGCGAATGACTCCGCTTCTGTTAAATTACCTGTTAGTCCTGCTTTCAACAATTGACCAAAAGTGACTAATATACTTGAAGCATCTCCGAAGCCTTCAGCCCATGTCGTTATAAAACCTGCATAGACTCTCGTAGCTGTGCCTATTGTGTCTATGATGAAGTTAAAACCCTCGCCGAGAGTGAGCATAACTTTACCGGCAAATGAGAAAGCTTCTGTTAATCCGGTAGTTTTGCCGGTTAAATCTTCAACTTTTCCGGAAGCATCGGAAGTTTTACCAACGATATTTGTAAACTGCTCGACTATTATCTTGCCGACTTCTACAACTGCTCTAAAGCTCTGCTCATTGTTCTGAATGCTCTCGGTCAAGCCGTCGATGAATATTTTTAGATCGTCTCTAATTAAATCTTCGAAAATACTAATTCGAATACCTTCAACCGCAGAGCTTAACTTTGTGAATGAGCCTTGCAGCGTGTCCATTTGCTTTTTGGCTATCTCGTCGGCAACGTCACCCACGTTTTTAAGTTGGTGCGCCATTTCCTCAACTGCTGCGATTCCTCCGCTTTGCTGTAAGGTCAATAATGCGCCTCCGGCTTCAGTGCCAAAGATAGCTATCATATCCTTGCTGCTTGCACCTGCTCGCTCGAGATCTCTGAGAGTTTCAACCAGATTTTGGCCTACTTCTACATTCAAAGATCTAAGCGTATCCGCTGCTTTTTTTGTCGGGTCAATAAGTGTTGCCATCGCTTGACGCAGTGCTGTACCGGCTCGAGTGCCAGATACTCCGGCATTTCCGAATATCCCTAGAAATCCGTTAAGCTGCTCAAAACTAACTCCGGTAGTTGCTGCAATACCTCCGGCATAACTTATCGAACTCGCCAAGCTTTCTAATGTGGTGTTGCTGCTTGTAAAAGTCTCGACTAAAACGTTATTGACATGGCTAAGCTCTGATACTTGTTTTCCCATTGAACTCATGACATTAGTCACGATATCCGCAGACTCCCCTAATGAAACGCCGGAAGCTGCTGAAAGCTGTAAAACTTTCGGCAGTGCTGCGATGCTTTGCTGAGCCTTAAAACCGGCTCGGCTCATTGCTTCAAGTGCGGATGCTGCCTCGGTTGCGCTAAATTGGGTAGTTCTGCCCATCTCCTTAGCTGCTGCACTTAAGGCTTTTTGCTGTTCTGCTGTAGCTTTAGAGACTGCGCCAACCTTGGCCATCTGTTGTTCAAAGCTTGCGCCGACTGTAACAGATTGTTTTAACTGGTCGGTTAAAAAGTTGGCAGCTTTGGAAAGTGCTGCAAAAGCTATTTGAGACTTGAGCATAGCACCGGCCATGCTCTCACCGGATTTGGTTACTTTGCCGGAGCTTTTAGAAACGTCTAGTAATGCCTTTTCTAAGTTTTTGGCGTTACGTACTGCGCTACTTGTATCTAATCCTATTCCAAAAACTTCGATATCTGCCATGCTTTAACCCCTATCGAAATTCCTGTACAGATTTTCGATTGATAGAATTATCCGGCGTGTCTCCGTTCTATACAATATTTTAACATCTTCACAACAAGTTTTGACAGTTTCTAGCCTTATCTTACCTGCACCGTCCCAACTCTGGCACAAGTGCCAAAGGTCTAGAAACTTGTTAGACCAAAAGCATAAATTGCCTTCGGCTTCTTCTAACTCGTCTAACTCTTTCGGTCTAGGTTTTCCTAGCACTTTGTTATATTTTTCGGCTTCTTTTAGTTCTCTGTAGCGTCCTGCAACGCCGAATTGAACTGTGCAAAACGCCGTTACTTTTTTTCGATTGCTTCAAAATCAAGCTCGCATGATTCTTTCCAAAAGCTTTGATCGAAAAGACGAGAGAATACAAAAGCGTGAAAAATGCTATTTTTCATAAATTCGCTAGCGTTTTTCTGGCTGAAAGGTATTTTCTTACCTTTGTATTTCAAGCCTTCCCAGTTACAAACAAGATGCTTTGATACTGCTTCTAAAATATCGTTTGTCTTCTGCTGTTGGTCTTTTTCGCTTTTGATAATCTCAACTCTTGCATCTATAAATTCTGGGCTTGTGTCGGGATTTCTCAACTCTATCCATGCCTTAGTTTTTTGCTCGGTGAAGTCTTCGAAAGTAAATTTTTTAAGTTTTGCAATGTGCTCTGAAAATTCCATGTGTGTCTCCATTGAAAAAGCTAGCTTTCATCAAGAGCGGAGACACGTACTGCTCCAGAATCCGGCTAGCTAGTTGTTAGTTTATTGTTATGCGTTAAGTACGTGTATTATGCAGTTTGTCCCCAGTGCTGTGTTTTTCTCTGACTTGAAAGGAATGTTTTGCAACAGTGCCCCGTCATCAGCTCGCTTCACAAGTTCTTGATCCGCTTTTGCTTGAGGAACGTGCACAGCAATTACATTACCCGAAACATCAGCCATAAAAAAGACAATAGGGAAAGTTGAACCGTTCCGAATGCTTGTCAATATTGGCTGAATAGTTTTACAGAAATAAGGGGTAATCGTTCCTGTTACGTCTCTTGAACCTTCCACAAGGTTTGTGGCTTCGTCGTCGCCTACACAATTTGTAGGTGATAGGTTACTAGTCAAAGATAAATTCCCTGCGGTGATGCAGTGTTGATCTCCGTCTAGTGTCATGTATCCAAGATTGTTCTCCATCTTTTGCCCAGATCCGGCATCAGAGCCAGGGCGATAGAAAAAGACCTTGTCAGCGTCTGCGATATCATCTTGCAAAGTAGGGGATACGGTAACAGTACCGGCAGCGAATGAGCTCACTGTATATCGAGTATTTGTTGCGTCTCCTGCAATATGCATAATGTCACCGGCCTGAGGGTCTGTTGTCCCTCCGGTTATTGCTATTGTCGTATCTGGTGCTGTTTGCGCCCCGTCAATTACCCAATTATATGGCCCAACAACTCCATCATTTGCAAAAGTGTTATTCAAACCTAAGAATTCAAAACTAAGACCTGGGGCTCCGCCTGGTGCAACGTCTAAGCTCATTGTATTCACTTGCTCACCTGATAAGCGAATAAAAGACCCTTCGGTATTAACTTGGCTCATCCGCTTCTCAATGGTGAAACTTGTTGGATAACTTCCGCCGTTTTTGGCGTAAGTTTGTGTAAGAGTTGCGGAAACTGTGCTTTCTGCTGCGAAGCTTTGAGAGTCTGAAATCTTACCGATTTTAACAGACAAGCCAGAACTTAAAACTTCAACGACTCTAAAAATGTCATTCATTGCTGAGGAACTGAAACCCGAAACCTTAATAGGGCCGTTTACAATAACATCCGCAAAAGGGGTACCGCTTCCGGCAGCAATTGTACAAGTGCCATCGCCGTTATCTGTACTTGTTACAGTCACCGAATAAGTATCTGTAGTCAAAGCACTCTGACGCAAAAGAGATAAGAAAAAATCATTGTATGCGCCTTTTTCTACTTGAGAAGAAAAGCCACCGGTTAAGGTTCTAAGCTGTCGAACCGTCGAAGCTTTCATCCCATCAGATGCGATATCTCCGTCAAATTCTGTAGGTAATTGTGATTCAAAACTTTCTGACGCTGCTTTAATTTTGTAAACGCTTCCAGAAGTAGGTACACTTCCTGCGGTTGTTTCTTTGATGTATACGATCTCGGTTTGAGATCCTCGTGCAATTGATTCTGCCATTTTTAGCTCCTTGGATTCTGGTGATGGTTGTAAGGAATCAATACCACAACCTCATACCGATTATCTGTTACTCCTAAATTTTGTATTCTACCTGTTTCGGTGTGAGTAGCTCCGAAAAAGGTGTTAGAAAAATGATTATTCAAATTGTCAGCATATTGTAGCAGTGTTCTTGTCCCTGTGCCATCAGCTTTGCCCACAATTCTAATTGAAAATAAGCCAAAAGTGTTCACAAGTCCACCGACACCCGATTCTATTTTTATTGAATCCGCAGGTTGAACACTTGGCACAATATAAACGCTATTTGTATCTGATTCTTTCTGTAACGTGTTTTCCCACAGTATGGGCGTACTTGTCCAAAAAGAACTTAAAGCGGATTCTAGATTATTTTTAATCTCTAAGTAATTCATGCGATTTTATTCCGGACTTTCTGAATTGCTATCTGTACCGCTTTTGACAACATGAATTTACCAACTCTACGTCCTGCTCCGAATTCTACAATCTTTGCGTATCTGACAGCAGTTGTAAAATATAGAACGCCGGAGAAGTCTTTTAACTGCTCTAACTTCTTTGCATTCTTTTCTATCGTTTTTCGTTTTATTTCCGCAGCTGCTTGTTCTGATATTCTTCGATTGGAAACTGTCGGAACGTAAGAACTGGGCCGGTTCGCTGAAATAATCCAACTACCTACAAGTCGTCCGGTGTCTGTCGGTGTTGTTAAAATTGTTTGTCTGTTGATGGACAACATAACGCCCCTAGTTGCTTTGCTTGGAGCTGCGTTAGTCTTTTCGACATACTTATTTAATGTGTTTTGTAGTCGGGCAAGATCCATGCTAAGCATTGTTGACCGCCTCGACTTTACACTCTGTCATGATTTGATTTGTTTTTGGTATAGGCTGCACCTCAAGCACTCGATACACTTTTGAGCCCACAGTGATTTCGCTGTTCGGCGGTACTTCGCTGACTGTGTCTAATAAGAGTCTAAGCTCACCGGCTTTTATTTCTAATCCTGTGGCTTGTCGTTTGTAAACTGATAAGTAAGCTTTTACAGTCTCATTAGTTGAATATGTAACTGTAGCTGCTCCGGTGGCTGCGTTGTATGTAGTGGTAGGATTGAACTTTAATGATACGCTTGATTCAACAAAGTCATCAAAAGCATTCAAAATACTGTTTTTCATTTTAACGAATGCTTGTTTCATTGTTTAGGCTCTTTCTAATCTTAAAATCCTAGCACCGCCAGGTCTTCCGACGATTAAGCCGGTTAGGATTGTATCAATAAAAGAAAAATCATCCGGTAACTGCTGACTATTCTTAGGATTGAAAAATTCCTGTTTGCCGAGTCCTTCGAGTTCCTGACTTTTAACGTTTGTACTAGGCACTGGATCTAGTGTCGTTTGACTCTCTGCTCTTATTGCATACTCATATACAGCTTGTTGCACTTGTGCCGGTATTGCTGTTTTGCTTAATTCCGTTCCTGCAAAATCCTTTGCTCCGTCCTGTGGCCAATGCAAAGCTTGAGTACTGACCGCTTTTTTCTGTGTTTTCCAGTAAGCCCTATAACAATTATCGAGCCAACTAGTAGCACGTATCAAGGCAACCTGAGCTGCCGATTCAGATAGAACCGACAGCCCAAGATTCTCACGATATTGGTTTAGTTCAGCGACGCTAGCATAAGAGTTAGCCCCACTTGCTGACACCGTCGAATTAAACACAATTGCCATGTTATTTAGCCTTTCTCAATACGTGTTTAGCAAATTCGTCATGATCGTTTTCAAGTTCAAAATAATGAACGTGCTTGATCTCGTCGTACTTTGCTTTTTTGACTTCTCCCCGAAACATGAAGGATGCAACACGAACGTCCACACGCCTTTTCTGCTTAACCGGTTCTAAGTCTTTTAGTTGTTTCTTTTCAGCCATGTTTATTCCTTACACTGATAAGTTGTGAAGTGCTCCGTGCTTGCTTTCGTGACCGAAATCAATTCCGATTTTAGCGAAAACTTCGCCAATCTCACCTTGACCTACGTTTGCAGTAGATCGGAATGAGATTTGTGGTAAGCCTGGGGTAGTGTTTGAAACACCTTCACAGTGACCCATATCAACAGCTAACAAAACGCCGTTTGGTACAAGGTCATTGTATACAAGCTTTACAGGTGGCATACCTGGAATAACTAGCTCTAGCAAGTTGATACCGCCTCGGCTCTCACTTCTTGGCTGAACTCCGTAAAGTGTATTTATGTCCATCAAAAGATTGGATCTGCACATAAAATACATGTCCTCCATGTCAGCACCGTTATCAAGCATAGACTCAGCTAGGCTTTCGATCAAAGGCTTGGAGATTGCAACCGCCGAAGCGTCGATCTTGTTGGTGCTCAAAGCTGTGTAAAGTCCGTTGACTTGGAAAGCTGTAGCAGGATTACTTGATCCATCCTGACCAGTTCCGTTAATTATTGAGTATTCAAAATCTCTCTTCATTTGCTCTAGATGAATCATGATTTGCTTTTGAAACTCTTGCATAGCGAAGATATCGCCGTCGATAGCGTTACCGCTGATTGATCTATCAGAAAGCTTTAGATCTGAAAATCTGACACCTTCACGCATTACTTGGCAATAATTTGTGTTCTGTGTAGTTTGGTAAACTGTGCTAGTAGCAGCGTTGAAAGTATCGGACTCACTTACGACCGCCTGGGAGGCCGAATCAAGCGAATAAGACTGGCTCATATTGAACTTCATCGCCCCGACTTCTCGAAAGGGGGATTCTTCGCCTCTCTCTAGTGCTCCCATTCCCAAAAGACTGGAAAAAGGGTACTTTCTTTGACCGATTCCGATCCATTCACCTTGATAATTGGCTAGGTTGGTGATTAACCCACTTGCTGTAGTTGATGCCATTTTTTTACTCCTTTTATAAGTTTATTCCGGCGTTAATCGCCTTCAACCTAAATTTTTGTATTGCGTTTTTATTTCCGCTGAGTACAGCCTCTTGATACCCTTTGCGTATTTCTCGCTCTTGAGTTTTAGAAGTTTGTACCTTGTTGATTTGTCCTCTAATCCCAGAACCCTCGAAACTTGCTCCAGAGCTTGCATCCTTACTAGCCCAAGAATTAGATTTTAGATAATCCTTGAAATAATCTTCAATGCTTATTCTGTCGCCCGTCATGGGGTCAATTTTTGGAGTTCCGTCCACGTCCAGAACAAATGCACCTCTGTCATCAGAAGCTATCTGTCCCTCGAAGAGTTTTACGCACTCTGAGCGCATTCCAACCGCCTCCGCTGCTCTTGCTGTTTGTTGCTGCATTTTCAGCTTTGCGTTTTGCTGCCTCTCAAAGCTCATTTGATCCTGCATAGCTTTTAATGCTTTTTGCATCTCTAAAAGCTGCGCTGAATCTTGTGGGTCTTCGTTCTTCTCTTCTGGTTTCACTGCTTTGCTGTTTTCAGATTTTAATATTTCGATCTGCGCCTTGATTCGCTCCGCTTCCGCTTTTGCCTCTCTTTCGGCTTTTCTCTGATTCTCTAAAGTTCTTAAAAGTGGTGACGGGTCATAGAATACTTTTCCGTCTTCCTCTACTAAAAACTTCTTATCATCTTCGTTTAGTTCGTTAAAATCTTCAACGCTATAAGCTGTTAAAACTTTAGACATAGTGTCACTCCTTGGCATCTCGCCAGTTTTGGGATTTTTGAGCGTCTCGCCCGTTTTGGTTTTTTGGCATCTCGCCAGAAACATTATAACTCATTTATTTACTTTCGTTCAATTTTCGGCGTTTTCTTTGTATGCTTGCTGCTCGTGTACTAATTTGTGGCTTTTTCGCTTTAATTTGCTTGTCACGCCTTCGTATTTCCTGCAATCCTTCCTTTTTTATTCCTAAAAGGTTCGCTAGCTCTTTAACTGTGCGAATCCGGCCCTGTCCGTCTAGTAATTGTTTCATGCCTAATTTGCCTGATTGGTACATTTTGTAACGCTGTGGGCCGAGCCAGTTTATTTGATCCTGTTTGCTCATCTGTTTGAAAAAAACATCGAAGCTTGTAAATTTACTGGATTGTTTTGGTACTTGTATATCCATTACTTTATCAGTTTTTAGTTTGAACTGGCTTTTGATCTCGCCTCTTTCTGTTGCGACTATTTTCTGCTGCCATGTTCGGGCCCGTTGGCTCATTGTCTTCGGGTCGTCAAATTCGCCGAAGGGCACAATCTGAGATCTGCAATTGATATGCGCCGGTGGGCGTATCGGGAAGTCTTCGAGTTTCTTTTTTATCTGTCCTGCTTTGCTTGCACAGATTTTTGATGTGCGGTTGTCTAGTGTCGTCACCCACTGATAACCTTCTATAACATCAGAAAAATTCTTCTCGTTCGTGTATTCTTTGGTGCGCTGCATGGCTTCCGCTATTGTTGTGCGAGTCAATGCGTTTACTTGATGGGTTTTCAAGTTGTCCGTGTCTTCTGTCAGTTCTCGAAAAAGTTTAACTGTATCGTCAATTCCTAAACCCTCAGCAATCGAAAGCCTTAAAGCTTTTTTGTATTCTCTGCTGTGCTGCCTCATAAGCTTATCTATTTCCTTACTCGGCTTGAATTGTCGGTCTGTCTGCTCGTAGCCCTCAAGAGTAATATTGTCCGTTATGCTTATAAGCATCTTAAGAGCATCAAAAGGGATTGCATCGAATGTCTGTTTGATTTCAACTCCTGCACCCTCAAAAGCTTTGTTAGTTATTTCGTAACTAAATTGTGAAGCAATACGATTATCAGATTCTAGATCTGTCTTAAGTCTTGCGTAAAGCGGTCTAAGCTCTTCATCGACTTGTGCGATTAGATTCCGGTATCTTGTTTGACTCTGGATAGTGTCCGATGCTGCAAGATTTGATTCTAAATATTCCCGAATCTCTTCGAGCTGATTTGTGTAATTCTCAGCACTCGCAAAATCAAACCGTTGTAGATATGCTTGATCTCTTATGTACGTATCGAAAAAGCTCATTCATCCGCTTCTGGGCTCGGCTCAGTTCCAGAGAATACCTGTTCTTGCTCTATCTTCTCAAGCTGTTCCTGATATGTCGTGTCTGTCTCGATTACCTCTTTATTTCTCAAAATATTGATAGCGAGATCCCCAGAGATTAAACCAGATGCCCAAGTTTTAACAATAGAGTCAACAAATCCGCTAGGTACTTGCTCACGTACAAAATCCCGATTTAGATCTATCTTTGGGATCTCTTGCTCCTGCCCTCCGAGATAGAAAATAGACGCAACACAAGCAGACTGCACAGCATTTTCACAACTATCTACAATTCTGAGAACCACGCTTGTATTTGTCATCTGCTGCCCTTCATACTCTGCTTTGGTTTTCATTGTGTTCTGGTCTGCTAGTTTGTTGGCTATCATGCTGCTGACCTGATATGCGAGATGTTTTAAGTATTCAAAGGTTAACTTAAAAGGCTTGCCCTCGTATTCTAAAAAGTCAAGCGAGTCATCTTGTGGTAGTTCGAAAACTGAGCGAGGTGAGATGATAAGACCAGGTCTTAAATTCTGATTGTTTTCTGTAACTTCCGAGTCAATCGGTAAACTGGATCTATCCGACTTGTGTACAAGCATTGGATAATTAGCAACTGCTAGACCATTTTCGAATACTGACTCCTGATCTGCAAGTTTCAACGCTTTTTTAGCTGCACTAAAAAACGGAACCTCCATGTTATCAGCACCCTTGAATAAAAAGAATGGCAATCTGTTTAATGTTTCGCCTGAGATGTTTCTAAACACGCCTTGGCTTGTTAATTCCATCTCCTCAGATTCTCGCTTCTCAAAGATCTGAAAAACAGCTACAAAATTGTCGGGGTCTTTCTCTCTGCTGAACGAAACGTATTCACCACTTTCGAACTCTGCAAGTTCTGAACGCTCGATAAGTTTTAGGCACAATGCTTTTTTACATTCTTCGTATTCGTATTCCTTGTCTTTGCGTTCTGTCTGACTTGCGGTAACTAAAACGACTCGCTTTAAGTAGTCTTCTCCGGCGATGTACTCAGAGCATAGATGTTTTCTGGAAATGTGTCTTGCATCATAACAAGACCAAACCGGCCTACCGTTTACATTGTCAACAAAGATACCGCCTAGGCCAGTCATAGCAGCCGGAAAAACTTCGGTACGAATAAAGTTTTGCCAGTCTCTGGAGCTGCTGTCAATCTTATGCAAGAAGTCGGTTCTTGCTTCTTCTGAATTTGTAATGGTTGCGTCTTTGCGTCCGATGATTCCGAGTAGTGCATTGATAGAATGTTTGTATACATTGTATGGGCTTGTTGTGCTCATGCGCCGGATGTAGTCTTCAATTTGTTCGTGTTTATGAGGTGGGAAGAAAATAGCGACATCATTAACGAAGTCCTTGTATCTCAAAAAGCCGGAACTAGTTAGATAACTAGAATAATAGTTGTAACTATTGCGGAACTCTATCCAGTCCGTTAGGCTCGGAAAATCATTCATAAGCTCAAAGTGTGATGCAACTTTGAAGTGTTGGCTAAAGTTGTCGAATACTTCAAATATTTCTTCATTCATATTAAAACCCTTTTTGAGTCGCTGCTATTCCTTGGTGAATAGGATACCTCGTCCAAGCCCAATAGCCTAGAGCAGTTGTTATATGTTGGTAATCGTCCTCGACTTCTTGATAACTCGAGCCCTTCATAAGATTAGTCTTTGACAAGCCATTGTCAACATAACGGCACTTTTTTACATTTACGTATAAATTCCGAGATCCGTAGCTATTACAGATCTGCGCTCTAAGTGAGTTTTGCCGACTCTTAATTGCCGGATTCGGCTTGCAATGTCTTGTTACGTTCCAACCGTTTGATCTTAGGATCTGCTCGATTATTTTGTAATCACTGCCTTGATTGTGTTTCTCTCCTGCTGTGCCTGAGTAGTCGCCGAAAATATAACAGCGTTTTGTTTTGTGGTTTTTGTATCTGTCTACAAATTCCAGAGCTGCGTTTTTTGCTACTGCGGAAATCAGTATAATTTCATCGACTACATGATTACCGTCATCGTGTTCTTGGATAATGCAGGAGCTTAGTGGCGTATAGTTGAAATCATGCGCCCACTGTATCGGCAATTCTAGATCAATAGTCTTGTGTGTTGCATTCTTGATTGAGTCGTAATCACTGTAAACAATGTTCGATCCAGTCTCCCAAGATGCTTCGTACTCTCGTCTGAATTGCAGCGGTGATAAGTCGCTCCTTGCTGCGTCTATTACTTCCTTGCTTAGGATCTCCGAGCTTTTCCAGTGATAAAATTGCCAGTTATCGTCTGTCGCTGCTTTCTTGCTCAACTCAAAAAGTAAACCTTTGCCTTCGGGCACTCCGCACAAGATAGCCCAAGTGTTAAGGCCAATCGTATCAAGTGCAGGTCTGATATGCGCTTGCCATGCTTCCTCTTTTAGATCGTCAGTTTCGTCTATTATTCCGCCTGTCCAAGGGATACCCTCGAATCGTGCCGGTCGGTCTAGTCCTATAATGCGGATCTCTGAGCCATTCTTAAGAAACAGTTTACATTCTGATTCATTCGGTGCTTTGCTTCTCAAAAAGTCCGGTAAGTATGCTTTTAGATCTTCCCAAAAAATCGCCTTAGCTTGTGGGAATGTTGGAGCTGAACAAAAGTAAAGCCCTGGCGTATCGAGTGCTCGCATTACTAGCTTTCGTTTTGCTGTGAAAGTCTTTCCGCTTCTGCGTCCGGCAGCTATTACGATAAATCGAGCATCCGAGTTGAACAGGTCAAATTGTGCCGGATGATAGATAACCTTTTGACTGTATATATTTTCAGTCGCCCGATTCATTTTTTGGCTTCTCGTCGTATGCTTTTCGAAATAGATTACTTAATCGCTTAAGATCTTCGGTGCTTGTATCCTCTGTTCTATCGGGCTTTTTGTTCGGCGTGTATCCTCTAGATTCACCTTGATTATTCAGATAGTACATTATAGCGTTCATCTGAGTATTCGGATGCTTTCTGTCCTTAAGTCGGAATAGTAATTCTGATTCTGCTAAATCAAGGGCTTGTGCCTTTGCCCGTCTTACTACTTCCTGTAGCTTTTTGCTTTTACTGATTCTTTGACTAACAGCCGAACGATCTACCTTTAACTTTTTTGCAGCAGTCGAAAGAATACCGCAGCACTGCATAAGTGCTTGCTCTAACTGCTCATCTGTAAATAGTTTAGTTCTTGGCATTTTTTATGTGTTAAATTATGTGAGTTATTTCTTCTTTCGCTTATATCCCGATGCTTTGATAGCTTTACCCTGCTTAACTGCTTTAGCTCGGCTCTTGTACGTCTTGCCTTTTTCTCCGTATTTGTAACCGCCCTTAGTTTTTTTCACTGGCATAACTTACCTCACCACTTCACCTTATCCGACCAATATACAGCCGACATCTTACCTTTTTTAATATTCTTTGCGTGTCGAGCCTTAAAACTTTTGCGCTTTGCTTTGTCGGCTTCGCTCTCTCCTGCTCTCGGTGGTTTTGTCTTTGCGCCTTGTTGCCCGAATCGAATAAGCTTGTATTGTTCGCCTTCTTTTGCAAGCACTATATGACTTTTTGATTTATGCTGCGGTGTTCGCTTTGGCTTGTTTACACCTTTTAGATTATGTTTTTCGATAAGATTTTTAACACGCTTTGGAACTGCCATAATTACACCAAACTAGGATTAATTTTTAATGTCTTTTTGCTTGTAAGCTTAAATTCAACCGGAGTTAAAACGGCGTTAGTGACTTGTATAATTAAATTGTATTGTCCATCTCCTAAACTTGTAGTCTCGGCAGGAGTCAAAAACGCCTCGAAATACTCGTTGGCTGAGTCTTTATTTAATGAGTTTTTAGTTATAAGGTGCGTATCTGGATCACTTGCTTTTGTCACGTAGAGCTTAGCTACCCAGTTTTCATCGAGCGTCGAATAGCTCGACACTTTGACTTTTATTAATGGCAAATTATCGCCTTCTATTATTTCATAGTCGTAGCTCATTTTAGTCTAGCTCCAGGGTTATTGTGTCGTTCGTGATTTCAGCAAGTATCAACTCAGTGCTAACCTCTAACACTTGTTCGGTTTCTGTAAATTGTATCGTAAGAGTATCCCCGACTGCAAAGCCTTGGCCTAATCCAAGCGTCATTATGCTCATGTTCTTGGCCTTCTTTCGAATACGCTGCTGACTGTTGGATTACCTTGTGCATCAAGCATGTCAAATTCAAATAATACGGTCGTGCCGTCGGAGTCGTAAAACTTGAGCCTTCTTGTTTCTGCGTCAAGCTTCCATGCTCCAGAATTTATCTGATAGATTCGGCGCATTATTTCAGATGCGTACTGACTCGCAATACTTGTCTGCCAGACGGCTTGTGCTATTTCTTGTGGATCTGTTATCACTTCATCACCTTGAGTTTCAAACTCGTAAAAAACTGTCAGGGTACTACCTGCCGAAGGCATTGTACTGGTTAGCGTTTCTGCATCGAAACGAAAAAAATAATTTTCGTTCTGTTCAATTATATCAAAATCCGCACCTGTGGCTATCAGATGGTAGTTTTGCAATTCTGGGTAAAGATTACCTGAGCTTGTCTGAATCCAAGCCCTGACTTTTTTGTCTTCTCTGGGCTGTGCTGTGAGTTGAACTTTTCCGTCTGCTATTGTTTGAGAGTCGAGCGTAAAAGTATCAGTCTGTTGAGTTATCGTCAACTCTCTGAATTCCCCAGAAATTTTTGATGCAAAAATAGCCATAATTTAATTATACCAGAAATAAAAAAAGGCAGTCCGAAGACTGCCCTAACTATCGTTAGATAGAACTAAAACTTAAGCGTAAGTAAAGCTGCTGTCATAATCGTAACGAACGACGAGAACATCACCCTGTGATAAAGGCTTGCCTCCGGCTTGTGCGTAATCACTTGAAAGAGTGATAGTTGTATCTTGATTAGTCGCATCGCTGCTTACTTGAAAATCGTAAGAAGCACCAGGCACTAGAATCAAGTTACCATATTGAACGACAACACGATCATGCCATCTTGCCAAGAAATTCAGATCAAAGGATACAGTGCTATTAGTGATGTCATCAGCGGAGATCACAATCACGTCCTGCTTTGGTACAACAGCTAAAGCTCTGTCGGCTTTACCTTCAACAGTCGATATATCGCTGTTGATGCTAGTGATGCTGCTGTTTATGCTAGTTACAGAGCTGTTGAGACTTGTGATTCCACCGGCATTAGTTGCTGCTTGAGCATCTAGATCTTCTAAAGCTCCAGTGATGCTAGTAGCTGTATCCATGTAGTTCGAACCGCTGAAAGCAGTATATGAACCGTCAGCAGCTAAACCAACAGAGGCTTCAACAGTATTGATCTTACCTTCAAGGCTGCTAACATTACTTGATATTGAACTAGTCAACGAAGTGACAGCACTTGAAAGGCTTGAATCTAAAGTAGATAATCCACCTTTTAAGGTAGTTTCGGAACCTAGATAAGTCCCTCCTGGGCTAGTATATGATCCATCGCTGTTAAGCCCTGCCGAACTCTCCACAGAATTTACTAAATTCGCTACTGTTGTCGCAAAATTTGCATCGTCGCCGATACTTTGCGCAATTTCGTCTAAAGTATCAAGAATTCCAGGCGCTCCATTCACGAGATTTGAGATAGCAGTACTTACATAAGACTGGCTAGCAACCTTGTTGGTGTCTGGGCCTACTAGATCTCCATCACTATCGATTGAAAGACCTACAACCGAACCGGCAGAATTTACAAATCGTACAGAATCACCGTAAGCGATTTTTAATTTGTCGGCTGAAACTGAATCAGCGGATAGGTGAGCATTGTCAATGCTGCCATCGACCAAATGCTCGGAATCAATCGAATCATCAGCGATTTTATCGCCATTTACAGCGTCAGCACCAAGTTTAGCGTTAGTAACTGCGCCGGAACCAATTTTTGCTTCTACTACTGCACCAGATCCAAGAGCTGCTGCAACTACCGCACCATCAGCGAGTTTCGCTGAATTAATAACATCATCTTCTAAAAAAGCGGTTTTAATCAATCGAGCCATCTTTTTTTTCTCCTTTACCGCTTTAACTGCGGTAGAAAATAATAAAAGTGTCTCCGGTATCTATGTTACCAGAAATTTTGTTTGAAAGGTCTAAATCATTTGATTCTGAAAAATCTAATCCTCGAATGTAGATTGCTTTGGGCTCGTCGGCGTTCGCATCAGCAACTGCAAAATCTGGTAAATCTGGCAAAAGATCTAATTCAACGGTCGAGAAAGCGGATCTGTTAATTTGCTCAATACCTCCCAGATGAAAAATTTCGACTAAATCAGGTGCGGAAGGTTGAGAGGATAAAACAAAGTAACCTTGTGTTATATGTGTGTTTGTAATCGTCACAAGTTCAACGGCCGGTGTTTGGTTTATAACCTGGCGTATCTTATTGTTCGTATCTGTGTAGATATCGTAACGCACTTCTATTACGTCATCGACGCTTATGTTAGTCGATAGATCTGACGCTCTAATCGTTATCGAGTCTGATTGATCTGTCGCCCTAAAATCTGGCTTATCGGGTGAGAAATTACCGCCACTAAAAAAGCTTTCGTTGACTGAAGCGTTTATCAAAGGTATTGATCCTATTTGATGTATGCGCACATTGGCTGCGCTTGCTACGTCATAACTTAGATTGATCGTTCCTGCTGTTACCTGCGCTTGAGTAACTTTGAAAATCTCATTTTGTTCTAGTCTTTCGTCTTCTGTGGCTGTGTCAGTTGTCCAGGCGATGGTTTTCTGGCTGTCGCTGTAATCTCTTACAATTATCCGGCCATCTTCGAAACGTATCGCTCCACGCTCGTTAATGTATTCGGTGCTTTCTGGAATTCGTATAAACTTTTGATTCTTAACGCCCATTTCTGACCGCCTCAAGTAGAAGCTCCGCAATACTTAACCGGTGAATCTTGCAAAATTCTTTAATTCTGCGCTTTTCGGCTTCTGTTACTCTGCACTGCAAAAATGAATTTTTTGGGGCTTCTCGTTCCATGCCGAAGATTGTAACACGATGTAACACGATGGAGAATTTTTTTTGAAAGAATCTATTTTAACATATGTGGTAGCGATAAAAAAAACCCACCTTTTACAGTGGGCTGAGGGGGTGTTTTTTACTTTTGATGCTCTTTGTAGAACTTCAAGAACATCATAAAAACGTCGATAATCGGAACGCCGAGATTTTCGGCTTCTTGTTTAATTTTGCGCTTTTCCTCATCTGTTAGGCGTATCGTCAAATACGCCTTTCTGCTGTCGGGCTTGGTAGACCCCTTGGGCCTACCTACTTTTCGTTTTTCCATATATTTACCTTTCGTTTCCTAATATTTTAAGAGCCTTTTAGCTCTTTGATACGCCTGTAACAGCGTATCAAATCTATATTTGATTACATGGTCACTCTGTTTCCAGAGCACCATATTGGTACTATGAGTACCAGTTCTAAAGTGCCATACCTGAACCTTCGGGCTCAGGTCAATTGTTGCACTTACTTGCCCGACTGAATTAATGTCTTTTTTAATTACCATCTCGTTTACCTTTCGTTTACCTTTCGTTTAGTGTTTTTTGAGCAGTTTTCAGCCTTGCTCAGGGCTTTTGCTTAAATTTCAACTCTTAAATCTTCATTAAATATTTTTTTAGCTTTAATGCACTTGGCTAAAGCTTTGTTTACATCTGCGAAATTATCGAACTTTAATTTACTTTCAAATTTCTTTCTTCCGTTTCTTGTAAACCAAAAACCTAGTTCAGTCCCAAAAGTTCCAAGTCTATCTCCTAATTCATTTACTAAAACTGTTTCATGCTTTTCCATCTCGTTTACCTTTCGTTTTTGTTTCCTATATTTTCAGTATACCTATAATTAGATTAATTGTAATACCTTTTATTAAAATAGTTGAAGTTTTTTTTTTCGGGAAAGCAAAAAACCGCCACAAATGCAGCGGTTTAATGTTTTTGTACTTATCTTATGCAGCAATTGAGTTCGCTAAAACGTCAATTAATACTGCGTTCATTCTATCGCAAAATCAGAGCACTTTGTATTTCTTTTTTTCTTCGTCTGTCATCTTTCTGACTGTGAGCTGTCCGGCTCCGGTTCCTGGGATTAATTTACCGCTTTTGATTTTCTCGTCGATCTGTTGGCGCAGTTCTTTTTCATTCTTCCATGCATTGTTCTTTGGGTGAGAGATGAAAGAATCCATGACGCTTACTCAATTCCAATACTCTTGCTCGTATTCCATCGTGAGCTGAGTCTTGACCGCTGCGAGTTCGGCTGCTAAGTATTTTACGTGCTGCCGGAGCTCGTGCATATCTTGTTTGATCTGCTTAAGCTCTTGGCGTGATGTGTAAAGCTCTTCGAGTGTCATATCAGTACTCAATCTTTACGTCATCACCAAAAAGCTGCCGGATAAGCCACACTTCTGGAAAAGTTAGAGGGTTTTTTATTTCGTCTTTGTTGAGCGGTGGTTTGAAATGTTTAATCAAAGCCTTTTCGACTGCTTTAGATATTCCACCATCTCGTCCAGTCTCAAAAGGAAAAGAAAGGTAAAAACACGAATCGTACTCCGATTTTCTAACGATGTTGTGCGTTTTGATGCGGATCGGGACATTGTCAGTCATGCCGATGTACACAAGATCCTCATCCTTGAACATCAAATAAATAGCTTTGCACAATCTCGTCTTATGCTCTTCTAAATTCATAGTATTCAAAAAATCGGACTTTTTCACAACTTTTGTAAGAATAAAGCAAAATCGAGAGTTTAGCAAAAAAGAATATTCACAAGACGTTCACGTAATGTGAATAACTCTGTGAATACGTGCAATGTCCTGCCGATCTTTGCACGTCAACCGATACGCACAGCAAGCCTTCGGATATTCCGTAAACTGGTTGTAATTTGTGCAAAAAGTTACGGGTTACACAAGTTTTCATATTATACCTTATAACTAATATTTAACAAAAAACCTATATTTCTATATATATATGTATATATATTACTATAGAAGAAAGAAAGGTAGAAATTACTGTAACCTGTAACCAAATCGCTACAGCCCTTTGATAATGCGGATCTCCGAGGTTACAGACTTTTTTTGCATTCTGTAACTTCTGTAACTTGTGTAACCAAAAGTTACAGAATTCTGTAACTTTTCACAAAGTTTGTAACCAGTTTGTAACCTTTTCCAAAAAATGCAAAATCAGCCTATAAATTTCTGGGTGTTTTTGTGCGACTTGTGAGATAGAGAAGTAAATAAAACTTGCGAAAATTTTTTCAAGAATTTAGTATAAATGAGATGAAAACAAAAAAGCCCCGACGAATTTGACGACTCAATCGGAGCTTTTGTAAACAAAAGGTATAAGATGATTATAACACACTTCAATTCTTTTCAATCAAAATTTGGTCGTGTTAAGAAATTTTCACCAGAAAAGACAGTCATAAAAACCCTAGATCAAGCAAAGAATGTACAATGTTGGTCTGCCGGAACAGCGTACAAGGGCCTGAGGGGTGCTGATAATATCGTAGAAGTTAATTGTCTAGTGATAGATCTAGACAATGATTCAAAAAAACAGGGCCAGATGGTGGACTTGTCGGATGCTCTTGAATGGCTCGAAGATTCCGGTTTAAGTGGATTTATCCACACAACAAAACGACACACAATAGACGAGCCTCGATTCCGTATTATTGTACCGACGAGCAAACCTATTTACAAAAGCCAGGTCAAATGGGAAACATTGCGTCTGATTGAGCATTTAGGCTTAAAAGACTATGAGACTATGATAGATCAAAAGAGCTACGAAGTAGCGCAGCTCTGGCTGTATCCCTGTCATCTTGAAGGTGCTGATTACTTACAAAAGTATTTTAAGGGCGATGCATGGGAGCCTAAGCCTTACCAATTCGAAAAGGCATTTTCTGGCGTTGATCTGGTCAGTCTAAATATGAAAGATCTACTTGAAAAGCGAGATCTGGAAATCGGTGCAGAGGGCGACGAATGGACAAGAATAGAATGTCCTTGGCATGCTCACGAGGATTCAGAATTTAGCGCAGCGTATAAACACACTGAGGGCGAATGGCCACAAATTAAATGCCACGCCGAGAAGTGCCAAGGTAAAGGTTTACCTCAATTTTTAGAACTGTTCACGCCCGAAAAGTTAGGGCGCAAAAAGTTTAATGAAACAGATTACCGACTAGTTAATTCGCATGGAAATCCCTATCCAGTATATGAGAATTTTAAGGTGTTTCTGAAGCGAATCGGCGTAGAAATTTACACCGATGAATTATTGAAAGAACCGCTATTCAAGAAAGATGATAAAGTCGAATTTCACTCGAATTATCACGATGAATATTTAATAAATGAGGCAATCAAGGACGGCATGAATATTAGATCTGCAATAAAGGGACTTTTAAGCGCAGAGCAAAGCCGTAACAGGAAAAACCGCATTTGTGAATGGATCGAATCAAAAGAATGGGACGAGGAACAGACACCGATTGATGATCTATTCGACACAATAACTTTTGACTCTTCTATAAGTAAGATCCAGAAAGATTTTTACAGAGTTATTTTTAGAAAATGGATTACTTCAATAGTTGCCTGTCAGTATGAAAAAAGACCATTCACCAAGGGCGTTCTAGTATTTCAAGGCCCTCAAAGCATCGGAAAAACTTCTTGGATACGTAGGCTTTTACCTCCGGATCTTGAAGAGTATGTGCGTTGTGGTGTAACTCTCGACGCACAAAACAAAGATAGTTATAAACTGGCTATCAGTTGCCTCATTTGCGAACTTGGCGAATTAGACGCAACTTTCAGAAAAACAGATATAAGCAGAATGAAAAGCTTTATTACCCAGACTGAGGACATTATTAGAACTCCTTATGCTACTAGAGCGGATAGATACGAAAGACGTACAATTTTCTGTGCTTCGGTTAATCCTAAAGTGTTTTTGAATGATGATACCGGAAATTCAAGATGGTGGACCTTTCCGGTAGAGTCATTGGATATTTTTCACAAAGTGGACATGCAACAAGTATATGCTGAAGCTTACTGGCACTACACGCAATTTGACAAAGACAGCGAAGTTAAAAGCTATCTTTTAACGCAAAAAGAAGACGCACAGCTCAGACGATATCTAACGGAATTTGAAAACCTTTTACCTTTTGAGGAGGAACTTCAAGATCTTTTCAACTGGGAAGAAGAAGCAGACTATAAAGCCACTACTACAGAAATAGCCGGTTTTATCCTGCAAGAAGGTGCAACACCGACAGGCCGAGATATACGGGCAATCAGTAAAGTTCTGCAAAAATTCGGATTTAAGAATAAACCAAGCAAGGATGAAAACAATCAAACAAAACGATTTTATAATGTGCCTCCAATAAAGTTTTGGAATAGTCACATGAGAGAAAAACGCAGAGATAAGAAAATACAAGCTGCGTAAACAATAAACAAAGGTAGGTATCAGGATGTTTAAGAAAGCAAAATTTTGCATGAATGAATTAGTAGGCGAAAGCTTCTGGGGCTGCATTACGTGCGCAAATTGCGAAAGCGAAAATATGCACTTGCAGACGGTTGATGTATTCAGACGAGAAGAGGAAGACGGCCCAACGATGCATTATGGCGTTCCTGTAGATCAGGGTTTAAGAATGTATGCAATGACAGGTCGACCAGACTCCGGAGAGTTAGCAAACCCAAGTTTGCGCCGTTCTGGTGTCCGTCTAGTGTTCCACTGTGAACATTGCGAGCATGCAAGCTATTTAGAAATTTTTCAGCACAAAGGGGCCGAGTATGTGCGATGCACTTCAACAACATTTAGATGATTTGGAGGAACAGTCGTGCCCAGTTCAGAATAAATATTTCAAGCGTCTGGTTAAAGAAGTTAACGATTGCGCTGAAGAATATATGGGTAAAGAAGAAATGGAATTTCTTTCAAAGCGTGAAGATGTTGTGAAGCGTCTTTACGCCTTGGAGGATCGTATAAACAAAGCTTTTCTAAACAAAAGATGGAAAGCACTAATTAAAGAAATTGAAAGTTGGCGACGAGCTTATGATTGGATTCGTAGCCAAGTGAGGAAAGGAAAAACAGAATGAATATTGTAATGATCATGGGGCGAGTTGTGCGCCCAGTGGAAACAAAAGAGACACAAGCAGGATTGAAGATTGCTAAGTTTACCGTTGCTTGTGATGGGTATAAGAAAGAGGATGATTCTGAATTTGTACGCTGCACTGCTTTCGGTAAAACCGCTGAAATTATTGAAAAGTATATCGGTGAGGGTGACGGAATTTACTGTTCCGGTCGGATGAAAACCGAGAGCTACGAGAAAGACGGAGTTAAAAAATACAGTACCGGCGTTATCGTTGATCGATTCGAGTTTCCCCCAGGGAAAGGTAAAAAGTCAGCAGACAATCAAAGCGTTAAAGCTCTGCCAAGTCCGGTAGATGCGCCTGTGATGGCAGAGGATGAAATACCCTTTTGACAAACCGAGTTATTTAGTTATAGAATGAATTTGCTTGCGGTTCGAAAACCAATTAAAACATAAACAGCTTCGGCTGTGCCCTGAGGATTCTCACGAATCGCAAGCACTCAGGGCTTTTTTATTACGAAAGGTATGATATGGAAACTAAAGAAAAAGAGTCATGGACTGATTTGGCTGAATTCAAGCCGAATAATTTAGGGCAAGCTTGGAAGCTTGCCGACATTCTAAGCAAAACGTCATTTAGTGCAGGTCATAAGTCTGCACAGGATATTTTCATTTGTATAAGCATGGGTCAACAGATAGGCTTAAACCCATTCCAAGCGGTACAGAATATATCAGTGATTAACGGTCGTCCGACACTCTGGGGCGATGCTTTACTTGCAGTATGTCAAAGTCATCCAGAATATGCAGGTGTAGAGATGAGCTTCGACGAAGAGACACAAACAGCAACCTGCAAAGCTCTAAGAAAAGGTAAACCTCCTGTAGTCGAGTCATTCAGTCAAGCAGAAGCTAAACAGGCTCGATTGTGGGGCAAGTCGGGACCATGGTCGCAGTACCCTACAAAGATGTTAAAGAATCGTGCTAGAACTTGGGCACTCAGGACACAGTTCGCCGATGCTTTACTTGGTCTTATAAGCTCTGAAGAACTAGAGGAGCCCTTACCAGTTGCGCCAGTAGACAAAGGACAAGCCGTAAGGGTCGAAAAGCCTGTAATTAATTTGGATACGGCAATACCTCAAGCCGATTCAGTAACAGTAGAAATACCAAAGCTAAAGCCAAAAGAGCAAAAAAGCCAAGATGCATACAATGCTCTGATAGAAAGTTATTTAGAAGACGGTTTGACGATAGAGCAAATCGAAGAAATAGCCGGAACATTTAAGGGACAGCCACACCAATGGAGCGCAGGATACCTAAATAATTTCAGTAAAAAACTTGATGAACTAGTGAGGGGCGAATAATGAAAATACAAGACGAAGCAACCAAATATCACGCATTGAGAGCAATTAATAACAGTATGCTGAAAGCTTATATGGATAATCCTTTCATGGCCGGTTTGCGCTACTGGTCGGACGTTAAGTTACCGGAAGTAAGCAAAGAAGCCTTTAAGCAGGGCGATGCCCTGCATGCTAAGGTATTAGAGCCTGAGCGGTTCGAGGATGAATATACAATCAAGCCGGAAGGTTTGAGCCTTGCAACCAAAGAAGGCAAAGCATGGAAAGCAGAGAACTCCCATAAAAGTATTGTTGATCCCATTCTACTAGAACAAGAAGCTGTTCTAATGTTCTCACCATTTGCTAAGTGGTTCAAAGAAGGGGAGAACGAAGCGAGTATTTACGGTGAACACGAAGGCGTTAAAACCAAAGCAAGATTTGATTGTATATATAACGATACAATCTTAGACCTTAAAACAACATCAGCCAGAAGCGAACAGGAGTTTCTGGAGCACTGCATTTCATTCAAATATGATGTGCAACAAGTTTGGTATTCTAGGATGTTCGAAAAGCATTTTGGATACAAACCTAAAGCGTTTATTTTTTTAGCAGTTACTAAGTCATCACCGGTTAATATTTTTTATCAAATCCTACCTAGTGAGTTAGTTGCAAGAGGTAAAAACTTGGTGGATAGTACGCTACCGCTTATCATATCTAGCATTAATGAGAATTCATGGCCTTTGCGAGAAAGCAAGGCCAGTTTAGAAGCCGTTAAGCCTTGGATTTTAGAGGCTG